TGAACCGTGGCATGTTTGGTGTAAATCGTGGTGGGTTTGAAGCGAGGGATGTGAAGCCTGCCGCTCCTGCTGCAAATGCTGTAAAACCCGTTACATCAACGCCTACTCCAGCCACCACTACTCCGGCGCCCACCCAATCATCTGCGATGAATAATGCGTCATCTTTAGCGCAATCTGCGGCTAATTTACCTCAAAATTTACAAAATTCTGCAACAAATGCCGGTTCTCCTACTGGAATGCCATCAACGGCGCCATCTAGTTCATCTCCTTCATCGCCATCTGGAGTAAACCCATTTGGCGGTATTGGTTTGACACCATCTTCTACAACACAAACTGCATCAACCCCAATACCTAGCAATGTTATTAATACTACAAACTCAATAGCTTCAGCAGTTGGTTCGCCATCTCCATTTTCTTCCTCAGCAACGATGAAGAAGGGCGGCAAGGTTGCTGCAAAGAAACCTGCCAAATCATCTAAATCTTCACCTAATCCTTCTAAATCTGCGCCTATGAAGTATGCTAGAGGTGGTGGTATTGAGTCTCGCGGTAAAACTCGCGGGCGGTTTGTCTAATGCCTAGTGTGTCACCAAAGCAGGCTAGAATGATGGCTGCGGCGGCACACAATCCCGCCTTTGCTAAGAAGGTTGGTGTTTCTACTAAGGTCGCTAAAGAATTTAATAAAGCAGATACTAAAACTGGTATCCTAAAGAAGAGTAGAAAGAAGAAGTGACAACCTCTGGAACATCAGTGTGGAATTTGGACATCCTTGATATTATCGAGGATGCGTATGAGCGTGCGGGTCTTGAAGCCCGCACTGGATATGATTATCGCACTGCTCGTAGAAGTCTTAACCTTATTTCTGCTGAGTGGTCTAACCGGGGCCTTAATTTATGGACTGTTGACGGGACAAGCATTGCCCTTTCTGCGGGAGTGAAAGACTACACACTCCCATCCGATACCATTGATATGATTGAGCAGATGGTTCGGGTTTCTTCTCAGGGGAGTCAGCTTGACTATACTATTGAGAGGATTGGCGTTGGGGATTATGCGAGTATTCCCAACAAGGCAACCACGGGTCGTCCTCTTCAGATATATGTTCAGAGAACGCTGACGCCTACCTTCACAGTTTGGCCGGTCCCTGATCAGCCCTATACCCTGCTTTATTGGCGCCTGAAGCGCATTGAGGACGCCACTAGTGGCACTGACACTATGGACATGCCTGTGAGGTTTGTCCCGGCTATAACAGCTGCCTTGGCCTTTCATTTAGCTCAGAAGCGCCCTGAATCGGCTTCTCGTATTCCCTTTCTCCAGGCTGAGTATGAGCGTCAGTTTGGTCTTGCAGCAGATGAAGATAGAGGCAGGGAATCAGCTAGATTTGTTCCCTGGATTGGTTATTCGTGAGTGTTAAATTTGCACGCGGTAAATTAGCATTTGGTTTCTGCGATAGATGCTATTTCCGCTATCCACTCTCTGATCTTACCTTCCAGATTATTAATCAGCTTCCTAGTGGATTAAAGGTTTGCCCAACTTGCAATGATGAGGATCATCCTCAGTTGCAACTTGGCAAGTTCCCGATTAATGATCCTGTTGCTCTTCGTGATCCTCGTCCTGATATTAATAAGGGTCGTGGATTGTTTGGCTGGGCACCAGTAGGGAATAATGCTACAAGAGTTTCTGTGTCCGTTGGCACGGTTTACGTCCGTCCAGCATAGGAGAGTAAGATGGCTAAAGTGACCGCGCCGAATGGTATGGATATGCGCAAATATGGCCGTAACCTCGCCAAGGCTATGAACGAGCAGGGTAAGCTGCCTGCGCACCCCAAGAAGTCCGCTCCGCAGCCCTACAAGACCCAGGATAGCACTCCTGAACCCAAGGCTCAGAAGACGCCCGGCAAGCCGATGCCGACCAAGGTTGGGAATGTGTCTGCCGATAACTCTTCTCCTGGCGCCAAGGTTGGTGTTGGTGGGATTAAGATAAGAGGGACTGGCGCTGCTACACGCGGCACTCGTTCCTCAGGTCCGTTTGCCTAAGGGAATAGGCAATGAACTATTCTGAACTCTCTACTGCTCTGCAAAGCTATACGCAGAACTACTCTACAGAGTTCATTGCCGAAATTCCGACTATTGTTAAGATTACTGAAGACAGAATTTATAATTCTGTTCAGATTCCATTTCTTAGAAAAAATTCTACATCAACATTTGCACCTAATAATAAGTATTTAGAAACGCCATCTGATTTCCTTGCTGTATACAGCATTGCTGTAATCAATGATGGTGTATATAGCTACATGCTTGAGAAGGATGTTGCCTTTCTTGGAGAGGCATTTCCAACTCCATCAAGAACAGGCGTTCCTAGATTTTACGCATTGTTCAATGATGATACATTCCTTGTGGCGCCAACTCCAGCATCAGCTTATGGGGTTGAGCTACATTATTATTATCAGCCCCCTAGCATTGTAGATACATCTACAAGTTGGCTTGGAACAAATATGGAGAATGTGCTTCTTTATGGATGCCTTGCTGAAGCATATTCATATATGAAGGGTGATGCCGATCTTATGAAGACCTACTCTGATAGATATATGGAAGCTATTTCCAGACTGAAGAATCTGGGCGAAGGCTTCAATAAGAGAGATGAATTTAGAGTAGATATGCCGAGGATTAATCCGACATGATTATTCAGTCATATACAACTAGTTTTCTAAAGCAGCTCCTTGAAGGCGTTCATGACTTTCGATCTTCTGATGGAGATGTATTTAAGCTAGCTCTTTATACGGAAGATGCTAATTTGAATATTAATACTACAGAATATTCAACAACGGGCGAAGTTGTGGCAACTGGATATACGTCTGGTGGTATTACATTGACAAATGTAAATCCATCTATTTATAATAGCTGTGCTATTTCTGATTTTGATGATGTATCTTGGACTGCTGAAATAACGGCTAGAGGCGCTCTTATTTACAATACTACACCAGCTCATACATACTCAAATCCATCAGTTGTTGTGTTGGATTTTGGTATAAATAGAGTTTCTACAAATGGTGTATTTAGAGTTCAGTTTCCGCTCGCAACCGATGCTACTGCAATCATCGCGCTAGGCGCAGTCTAGGAGAAGACTAATGAATGACATGTTAAAGATTGCCGATTCTGCTGAATCAGGCATGATTATGCGTAGCAATTTAGATGATAACATTGGTCTTGTTGGTCATTATCATATTGAGTGTTTTGATGAAAATGGCAAAGTTAAGTGGATTGAGGATATTCATAATCTGGTTGTGAATGTTGGTAGAACGGATATTCTTGAAAAGTATTTCCGTGGGTCAACTTACACAGCCGCTTGGTATGTTGGCCTAAAGGGTACTGGAACTCCTGCTGCTGGCGACACTCTGGCAAGCCATGCCACTTGGTCTGAAGTTACCCCGTATTCCGGCACGCGCCCGGCTTGGTCCCCTTCTGCTGCTGCCAGCAACTCAATCACAAACAGCACAGCAGTTTCCTTTACCATCAATGCTTCTGCCACTGTTGCGGGAATGTTTTTGGCTAGCGTGAATACAGGCACATCTGGAACGCTGTTTTCTGCTACAGACTTTGCTGCTAGCCGCTCTGTTGTAAGCGGTGATACATTAAATGTTACATACACTGTTAATAGCTAATGGTGCAATATGTTAGATCAATGGTATGCAATCGTTGATATAAATGGAGAACTTATTTCCACTGGAACAGTTATTGCTACTGATGAAGAATTAAATGAAAATGGGTATCATAAAATACCAATTGCTGGAAATCCGGTAGGATTAATATGGGATATTAATACTCAATCTTTTGTAGACCCTCCAATACCAAATACAATTCTTCCAAAAGTTCAATTTATTCAACGTTTCACTCCATCAGAATTTGCTGCAATTCGTTCGTCGTCTGACGAACAAGTTCAGTTCTTTGTGTATCAGTTGGATAATTCGACGATGATTGAGCCACAGGCAGCTGCTGTGCAGGGTCCACTTGCTTACTTTGTGCAAATTGGGCTTTTGACACAAGCGCGTGCTGATGTAATTGGGGCGAACTAATGGCTGGCGGTTTCCCAGTTGGATTGCAGTTAGCACCGTCTGTAGACTTTACGGCAGCTGGAACAAATTATGGAACCACCCTGACAACATCTACCAGCACAAACACAATGGGTGCATATTCTCAATTAGTGGCTTCAACAACACAAAATACATCTTGGGCACAAATTTCTCTACGCAACACATCTACATCGCGATCATTCTTAGTGGATATCGCCGTTGGCTCCGCTGGAAATGAAATAATTTTAATTAATAATCTTTTATTTACTGTTAACGCTACGCCGCAGGCACGCATGATATCTATTCTAATACCTTTGACTATACCTGCGGGGTCGCGGATTGCTGCGCGTGCCCAGGCAAGTGCTGTTCCAACGACATGCACTTTATCTATGACTTTGTTTCCTGATGCTATGGGATCAAATCAAAATGCTGGGGGTTCTCTGCAAACTTATAACGCCAACAACGCAACCTCTTTAGCCACTAATACAATTGACCCAGGCGCAACAACAAATACCAAAGGCGCATACACGCAGCTTTCAGCTGGCTCCACCAACTTTCGTGGATTTTTTCTTGCAGTTGGGCCTGGATCACTTACAACCAATACCACGACATTGCCTCTTTGGGCGCTGGATATAGCGTTTGGTGGCGCTGGGTCTGAAATTGTAGTTGTGCCTGATCTGATACTTATAAGCACATCTACATCAGCCTCAGTTACACAGATTTTACCATCAATTTTAGGCTATTTTCCTATTCCAATACCTTCTGGCGTA